TGGACGCTACGCAATGTTCATATCAAGCACATGGACTGATGAAGATGGTAACGAGCAGACACGCTTAGGTGTGCGCTACTCAGAACTACTCGCCTTCATCATCTCAGCAATCTAACTGGAGAACAACTAATGGCTACTTTCAACTGGACGATTTCAACCCTTGAACGCGACCTGATTGGCGACCTAGCTGGTGGGGTCATTGTGGCGCACTGGCGCGTTACAGCAGAGCAAACACAAGGCTCTGGCGATGACGCTGTGACTTACACTGCTACTTCCTACGGTACGCAAGGCTTCACGCCAGACCCTTCTTCTGAAGGCTACATCGCCTATGATGATTTGACCGAGTCAGACGTTCTGGGATGGGTGTGGGCGCAGAGTGAGAACTGGCAGACCAACGTGGAAGACAGTCTGCAGGCACAGATTGACGGGCAGATCACCCCCGCCACTGCTGATGGAGTACCTTGGTAATGACACCAGATGAAAGGCTGACAACGCACGAGGAGAAATGCGAGATCCGCTACCGCGAGATTGAACGCAGGTTGGAGCAGGGCGAGAAGCGATTTGACCGGCTGGACAACCTAATGGTTGGCCTTTACCTGCTAATCATATCGTCCATTCTGATTCCGTTGTTCGTGGCAATCCAGTGATACTGGAGGCTGTTGCAGCGGTGACAACGGCCTGTAAAGCCTTGGAGATGGCGGCTGGTGCCGCGTCAAACATCGAGTCTCTTGGGGTTTTCATAGGAAGAATGGGTGCGGCAGAATTCGACCTGCAGCGAGCCAAGAACAGCACCAGAACCATGAGCGAGGCTGAAGCTGCCAAAGCGGTCATGGCAGAAGAGATGGTTCGCCAATCGCGCCAGAAAATAAAAGACGTGTTCCTAGCCACCAATCGCATGGACTTGTGGGATGACATGCAGAAGAAGATGGCAGAAGCGAGGAGAGCGCGTCAGGAAGAAATCAAGCGCCTAGAGGCACTGAAGCGTAAACAGCGCAAGCAGATGATTGAAATACTGATCGCTATTTCTATCTTGGTTGGCTTGGTGCCCCTGGCGATCGCGCTGGTGGTCTGGTGGGCTACGTCCTGATTTAATTTGGACTTGAAGGGCTGACAAAGTAAACTGAAGGCTCATCAACGGAGAACCGCATGATTACCATAGACGAAATTGAATACACTGAAGAAGACCTTAGTGAAGACGCTAAGATCCGAGCCGGGCGCATCGGTAAGCTGAGAAACGAGATTGTGGAGCTAATCTTGCGCCAGCAAGAAGCCGAGCAGTCAATCAGGTTCCACGCCCAGCAAATCAAGGCTGAGATGGAACCCGAAGAAGCCGAGATCATCGAACAGTAAGCTAGGCTAGGTTGGTGGGAGAGGGCCACGATGTCCTCTTCACCAGCAGATGAACCTTGTACCTAGTAACGCCCAATTCATCAGCAATCCACCTAGTTGTTTTCCCTGATCGCTGCCATTCCCATATTCGCCTCTTATCTTCTTCGCTGAACGGCGCACTTACATGCGAAAGCCGATAGGCAAGGTATTTACGCTGGAGCGCCTCTTGCGCCTTGATTGCACGATAAAACATATCTACCGGTTCCCCTTGAACTTCGTATGCCTTGCATGACATTTCTTGCATCGTCGCTGACTCCCTTTGGTCATTTCCGCAGTCGGAAAAAGGTTCTTACAGTTCAGGCAAACATTCAAATCCCGTGGCACGTTGGATGGCAACTGCTGAATCTGGCCGCCTTCTTCAAGAAATTTCTTGACGAGATCGTTCATCGTCTGCCCTCCGATTGAACCACTAGGTAACCCAGAGTCCCCAGTAGGGTCTTCATCGGGTACTTTGGGCCAAGCTCCGCGATGGTCTTATCAACGAGTTGGTCAATCCACAAGGGAAAACCATCAGGTTTTTTTACCTGTTTGCCGTTGTACTCCACTCCCATTTTGTGTTCCAGCAGTCTTGTCGCAAGCATCTCGTTCTCGCTGGTGGTGTTGGTCTTGCCCTCGCCACCCTCTGTCTTGTTGTTTGACAGTTGATTGAGCTTTGCTCGGATCTGCTTAGGTGATGGGAAGTTATCAATCTCTTCAGTTAACATTCCCAGAGCCTCTTGGAACGCCGCAGGCGACTCTCGGCTGAATGATTGATAGTGAACCTTACCCAGTTCAGGCCAATCGCGTTTCTTGAACGGATGCAGTGCAAACCATTGCTCGTACATCGCTGTGAATTCGTTTTTATCCATTGATTATCTCTCTATCAAATTGCATTACTAATCTTCCAATCTCAGCAACCAAGGGCGGGACTACCGCATTGCCTAGAGCTTTAAGTCGGTGTGATCTATTGGGAACCCCATCAGCCACTCGACCCACGTCGGGTTCAGGGAGCCATACTGCCCCTGCGTTGTCAAAGCATCGTTCAGACTGTTCGTCGCGCCCCGACCCGATGCTTCCAAGGTTTCCGGCTTCCTCCCTCCTTTGTAATCCCGAGCCGTTGGTGTTGGCCACAACCCAGACTCTATCCCTTCGGTGGGGGGCATCGACGGCACAAGCTGGAAGTACAAACGTCCAGCAGGTGTAGCCTTCCCCTTCCAAGTCAGATAACACTGTGTCGAGTTCCATCGGGATGATTCCAGAAACATTCTCGCCAATGACCCATCTGGGAGCCACTTCGCGTATGACTCGCAGCATCTCTGGCCAGAGTGCGCGGTCATCTTCCTTGCCTCGTTGCTCCCCAGCGACACTGAATGGCTGGCAGGGGAATCCCCCGCAAACAAGCTCAACTGATCCTCGGTACTCATATCCGTTCAACTCCGTGATGTCTGAATGAATGGGGAGTGTCGGCCAGTGCTGGGCCAGTATCTTTTGGCAAAAAGCATTCTGTTCACAGAACGCTACAGTCTCCATGCCTACCGATTCCAGCCCGATTGAAAAGCCCCCAATCCCCGAGAACAAATCCAAAACCCTCATGTATCCCCCTGAGATGCGGCAGTTGATTGCTTTAACAGTGAATAGTCGCGGGCTGCGATCAAGCAATCTAATTCTCTTACCCCAGTGGGGAGGCTGACGCTGCCGCTCGCCTGCCCGAAATACCCGCGATCAAATGTTACCTACGATCCGTTGAGTCCTTCACCATTTTTTTTATGCCATTGCACATGATGTGCTTGACACATCCAGACAACATTCAATGGCTTGAGATAATCATTATGGTGGGCAACAATGTTTTCATCCGTACCGCAAACGACACAAGGCTCTTTGAATAACTTGTTTTGTGAGATCGCATTACGAACAATCCGGTGCGCTCTAACCTTGTTAGGGTATTTTGAACGATACTCTTTTGTGTACCCATGTTTCTGCCTATTCCCCCTTCGCCTGTCGTATTCCCGGTAGTGTTCGATGTTTGATTGCCGATTCTTTCTAACGTCAGTCTTATTGCAATCTTTGCACTTATTAAGATGCCCGTCAGCCATTGCAAAATGCTTGTAAAATTCGGAGAGCGGCTTGCTCTCCTTACACTTAAAACACTCTTTCATTTCGTCTTCCCCGCTCTGTATGTAGAAATTGAATCTACACTGTACCCAGAACGGGGTCAACTAAAAGGTATATCATCCTCGAAATCATCTGTCTTCGGCGTTACCGCTGCCTGTGGAGCCTTGAACGCAACCTGATTGTTGTTTGGCTTCCAAGTGTTCACTTCGGCGTACCACTTTCCTGACTGCGCCTCTTTGACCTCCATGTTGACCCATTCATCGGTTTGGCTGTTCAGCCACTCCATGACCTCCTGGCGCTTCAGGTTCAATTTGAATTTGACATACGCTGGAGCGTTTTCATTTGGTGGCTTAACGTAAAGCCCTTGCGCGAATACCTTATCGCTCATAAATACCTCATTACGGTGGTGGTGATTGCCGCAGTAGCGGCGGCTAGTCCGATGATGTAAACGTATTCCAGCTTAGTCATCTGATAGTAAACATCGTCCGTTGGGACGAGTTCACTTGGTTCCTTCTTCGATTCTTTTATCACCTGGTCAGCAGCGTCTAGCAATACCTCTTTAGTAACTCCAAGTTGGCGTTGACCCGTGAGCTGCTCATGCAGGATCGCTTTATTGATGATGAATCTACGCTTGTTGCGCTCTGATCTCTCTATCTGCTGCCTGAACAGCAGGTTGTCTAAACCCTTCCTAATCTGATGGGATGTGGCGCTGCTTTTTCTCCGCCGTAGCTCTGTCCGAATTGACGTATAAGTTGCTGACCCATTGTCATTAATGACATCAAAAATGTCTCGTGATATGCCTCTCTGCGGCCTGTTCATTTTGGATTCTCCATTTTTCTGATTGCTGAACGGATGTTGCTTGGAAGCTCTGCCCACACCGCCAGCTTCATGTCACTGTCGGAGCGAAGCTCATCGAGCAATTCCTTCATACCCGCGTGATCTTCGCTGGTAGTGGCTTCCATGAGGAGGGAAATATAACTACTTAGTTTTCCCTGATCGACCTTGATGCCCTCTTCCTCGAGGACTGTCTTGGTGACTGATTGGGGTTTGCGCTTGGGAGGCGACTTGATTGCCGCGTTACCGTCATCGTCTTCATCAGCAGCGATTCCACAAGCTAGAACCAATGAATACCTTTTGCCGTATGACAACGCGCTACCTAACCCGTGGGCATTGTTTCGGTCAATGGGAACGGGGACAGGCCCAGTAGATAGTTCTTCGCCGTGGCCGTAGAAGACGGTCTCGACGGCTATCCCACCATCCATCGGAACTGACTTCTGAACGTACGCTATTCCGTTCGCATTGAGCGCCGGTTTAACAGCGTCGATCACTGACTTCAACGAGGCAAACTTCGATTTGAAGTGCGGGTTTGTCTGGTCAAACGTCGCATGGGACATTTCTGACTGCGCCTTTACCAAGGCGTCAATTAGTGTTTGTTTTGAATCCATCTATATCGCCCTTTTCGAGTGTCGCGCCCGAAGTTTTCGTGCATTTATCGCTTCCAGCGTTTCAGTGTTTCTATTCCAGAAAATATCATCTCCTATTATCAGGCTCTCTTTGGAGCTAACGACAATGGGATCTATACCTTTGTACTTCTCTTTGAACACCTCTGCCGCTCCTAGAGCGTCTTCTTCGTGTGCGTATCGCCCATCCATGAACGGCGTCCCGACAAGCAAGACTAAGTAACCCATTTCACTTTCTCCATTAGTTCATTCAGTTGGGTTTGTATGTATTCGTATCTCTCGACCGAATTCTCAGGTAAGTCGCAGGTATCGACGATTTCCTTCCAATCGTCTATGAACTGCGAAGAACCCTTTTCCTTCTCATCCATTCAATATCTCCGTTATGCAGCCGACTTGTATCCCATCGTGGTATACAAAGTATTGGCGAGCGGGGTTTGAGTTGATGACATCAGCAGGCTCAAGAGCCGATCCGATGTCAGATTTTTTGCCGTCGTGCTGATGCTGCATGACAAGCAAGCAGTCATTGTTACGCATGTAATCAACGACAAATTGCATTTCTTCGCGGTTCTCACCGATTAAACCTTGGCCCCATCCCCTGAAGCCTCCGCTGGAGTCCTGTCCATACCAGTGGACTTTGAATTCTCGGTCGAAGTCGCGTGTCTTGTCGCCGCTACAGTATTCGCAGAACGGCATCATACGTCCTTCGTCATCTTCAACGTAGTCGCAGACTTCGTGGCATACGCCACATATATCTGCATCGAGGGCGTGAGGGTTTTTGAAGTGGTAGTCTTCCCGTTCCATTTTGCCCCCTTAAAAATTGCGCCAGTAACAACGGTGCTCTGAAATGTTCGCCTTGATCTTCGCCTTCGCTTCGTCAAGCGTCTCTACCTTGTAGACCCAGCCGCATAACTCAAACTCATAAACCGCTGGCTCGTCATCTTCCGTGAGATAGGCGATATCGACGTTGTAGTAGCTCGTTGTTTTCATGTCTGTTCCTTGTTGTTGTTAGACTCCATGATACGCTATTGGTTTACCCAATCAACTACTTTAGTAAACTTTCTGAAGATAATTGTTGCAACTGCATCCAAGAACCCTGAATATAGCGTCATGGAAACGGAAGCCTTCAGCAAAGTAGTCAAGATCGTCGGATCTAAAGTTAAGATTGCACAGCAGTGTGGTGTTAGCCCGCAGGTAGTCCAGAAGTGGAAATCTGTGGTACCTGCAAAGCATGTTGTGAAGCTGGAGAAGTTGACGGGTGGAGAAGTGAGACGTGAGGAATTGCGTCCAGACGTATTTTACGACTAGCGGCTGGCCCCAGCCTCTCCTCCCCTGCTTCCCCCTGACTGGGGTCGGCCCTTTTACAGACCAAGGGTATCCTTACCTTGTTAGCTCGTACCCGTCCGAGTGGTCGAAGGCGGGGACAAATTACGCTCTACGGAAGTAGCAGAGGCCAGGAATGGTGCCGGTGGTTGACCGGTTGAGCACAACGACCAAAGACAATTTGCTTGAATCTGGGCGTCTTAGTAGGAACGCCAAAGTGAACACTCGTTAAAGGTGGCAAAAACCCTCCCCCCCAGTTGATATATGGGTATGGGAGGTGGGCAACGTCTGGGCCAGCGTGGAAATGGTCGAGTGAAAATACGGACTAGCAATACAGACAAAGATTGGTATGGGCCACCAAACCCTACTAAATGTCATCTGTGGGAGAGAGATAATGGATCGAATGGATAAGATACTTGATAGGTTGAGTGAACGTATAAATGAGTGGGAGAGAGCAAGCAGAGACGCAATCGAGGCGGAAACTAATTTCAAGTCTTTTGAAGCGATGCAGCAGAAGGCGCACATGGATTCTGGGGCAAGCGCAGCTAAAGCACAGACAGAAACTAGGTCAAACGGGGAGTGGGCAGACCACTATCGCGCAGTCCAACAAGCCAGTTTGATTGCGGAGAAGCTCAAGAAGCAGATCATGCTGGGCCAACTGGCATTCGACGCGGAGCGAACCAAGCAGGCTAACCAGCGCAAAATCGTCTGATGGCAAAGAAATCCACTACTTCAACACTTCGCGCTAAAGCATTGAAAACATTACAAAAGTTGCGGAGAATGGAGTGTGCCGATGACAATGGTTACGCCAAGTGTGTGTCCTGTGGGAAGCTAGATCACTACAAGAGCATGGATGGTGGGCACTTCATCCCGAAAGGTTCATCAAGCCGATGGTCGCTCGAGGAGACCAATATCTGGGCGCAGTGTAAGGGCTGTAATGGATATGGCATGAGGCATGGTAGTGCCGAGGCTCAGTACACAATCCATATGATCGACTTCTACGGAAAGGATTACGTTGAGCACATGCTGGCAACCAAGAAAGATCCGATCAAATACTACGCAGCAGATTACCGTGAGATGATTGCAGATTGGGAAGAACAGATAAAAGGCCACGAACGCAGGCTGGGTGAGCGCAGATGAGACCACCCCGCGCACTTGCTCAAGAGATGGTTAGGGCGATGGACGCAGCCATGAAACAGGTGTGGGACGCAGAGCCAAAGAAAGAATCGGATGAAGGATTGAAGCGGCAGGTGTTTGCGCACGTCTGCAATTCTTACATGAGACGAGGCGGATATGGCAAGACCGAAACTACCGACTGACCACGAAGTGTTTGCGACCGAGTTCTCATCAATCGGCGCTCAAGGGATGGCGAGCCGATACGATGTAGGAATTAGAAACGTATTCCACAGACGGCGCAGGGCAGAGGAGGCGCTTGGTCGAAGCATCTCAGTCCCCGCTCACCTTTCAAGAGACAAAACGCCCAGACCGTCAGTCCGTCAGGTTCTGAAGGTCGAGAAAGACCTAGTGATACTCGTGGGATCAGACGCGCATTACGAGATCAACACCGTCACCACTGCCCACCTCGCCTTCGTTGAACTAGCCAAACAGCTTCAGCCTGATGTTATCGTCTTGAATGGTGATCTGTTGGATGGCGCATCCATCAGCCGACACGCTCCAAATGGGTGGGAGGAAAGGCCCACAGTCGAGCAGGAACTAAACGCTGTTCATCAACGGCTGGAAGAAATCGAGAAGGCTTCGCCAAGCTCCAAACGGTATTGGGTGATGGGCAACCACGACTCTCGGTTCGACATGAAGTTGGCTGACGCTCTGCCGCAGTACAAGGGCGTCCCTGGATTCAGTCTGCGCGAGCAGTTCCCAGCGTGGATATTTTCCACAAGCCTATGGGTTGAAGGTGCCGAGCGACCAATCATGATCCGACACAAGCCCATCGGCGCAGGCATCACTGGGGGGCACAGAACCACGCTGATGTCTGGAACGCATACCGTCTCAGGACATACTCACCACCAAGAAGCCAAGCCGTTCAGCGACTACACAGGCACGAGGCTGGGCATTCAATTGGGGACAATGGCGGAACCTAACCAACCGACGTTTGATTACGCAGAGGACTCACCCAAGAACTGGTCTTCGGGCTTCGCAGTCCTGTCGATCAAGAACAACTTTCTCTTGCAGCCTGAGTTCGTGCGGGTTCATGGCCGACACGCCGCTGGAGAATACGAGTGGCGCGGGGACATTCATCGAGTAGAATACGAATGATGAAAGAGATAGACGCATCACAATACATCGTCGCTAACCAACTCAACTACCTTAGTGGTAGGGTGGTTCAATTAGTGACGGAGTACGGCGTCACGAAGGACATTCAGGTGTTAGAAGAAGCCTGTCGAGACCTAGCTACACTCGTCCAACGCGAGCGATTCATTGAGGAGAGATTTGGTGCCGACGATTCTGATTGAAGATCTGGAGCCGAATTGCCAAGTGACAGTGATCGTGTCTGATCTTTATGAGATGGACACTAACCCTAACCCACCAGCAGAAGCTCCGGTTGAGGAGAAGGCGGAAACAATCTGGCTGGTTAGCAAGAAGGATGCGACGTAACGATGGTATATCTTGAACGCTTTGCTTATCTGGAATCAGGCACCCTTGGTAAGTTAACAGTCGGGCCTTGGTCTTGCTATACGATTGAGCGCCCTTGGAAGGATAATGAGCCGAATGTTTCGTGTATCCCAGAGGGTACATACAAGTGCGAGCCTTTTAGCGGCGACAGGTTTAAGGATGTTGTGCAGATCCTAGATGTGCCTGGGCGGACATTCATACTGTTTCATGTCGCAAACTTCCCGCACGACATTGAGGGCTGCATTGGCGTCGGGGATCGTTTTGTTTCTGACGCATTGGAGCCAGCGGTGTATAATTCAAAGAAGACCTTGGCCGGTTTTTTCGATGTGGCTGGTCGAGACTTCGATCTTACAATTCGAGGAGTGAGGGCTGAAATATGAAATGGGATTCAATCAAAGGCTTAGTGGGCGCTGTCGCCCCGACAATCGGTGCAGCCATTGGAGGCCCGGTAGGTGGTGGAGCAGGAAAGATTCTGGCCCAAGTGCTAGGCGTTCCCGCAGAACCACAGGCTGTACAGAAGGCTCTTAGCGAGGCATCGCCAGAGCAACTGGCTGAGATAAAGAAAGCTGACCTAGCCTATAAGACCCGTCTTGCTGAGTTGGAAGTAGACATCTTTGAGCTTGAGACTGCTGATATACAAAACGCTCGGGAGGCGGGTGCGACAGATTGGACTCCCAAGGTCTTGGCGCTGATGGCGTTCCTGTTCTTTGGCGGATACGTCACTATCGTAACGATCAGTCCATACCAGCAGAACGAGGCGATAATCAATCTGGTTCTGGGTTACTTGGGCGGCATTGTTTCCGCTGTTGTTAGCTTCTACTTCGGCGCAAGCAATAAGGCTGACAAGTAATTGGATATTGTCGTTGACGTAAAGAAGGCGCAAGACAAGTTCAGGGCTGCGAAAGACCAGATCCCCTTGGCTCTGAGCCACACATTCAACCGTCTCGTGTATGAGATTGCAGTGGGTGATGGTGGTAGTGGTGTTCTTCGGAAGGAAACAGATCGCAAGCTCGATAAGGGTGCGGAGCGGTTTACCCTGTCTGGATTTCAGTATCGAAAGTCCACGAAGAAAGACTTAGTTGCCGAGGCTGTTGCCGACTTTACTGGTGGAAGACTAGCGCCCGATGGTATCTATAAAACGGGTGGGGGCAGCGAGAGAAAGAGGGAATACCTAAGAACCATCTTGAATGGCGGTACCGTCAAGCCTGTCGGGACTAGGCAGACTCTGATTGAGCCAATCACAAAGAACATCAAGCTGAATAAGCATGGCAACCTGTTGCCGAGCAAGTTCAATAAGTTGAGAGCGCAGGCAGCGGACGCAAAGCGACTAGCGCCTGGGGGCAGGGATCAGATTCTTGCAGGCTCAAAGACAAAGCCTAAGCTGAAGATTGCAACGAAGGGCAAGAAGAAGGGTCAAGCTGTAGGTAAGGCTTCACAATACTTCTGGGGAACCCCGAGAAATAAGCCGAAGAACGATAAGAATTATGGCTTGTGGGAGCGGATGAACAGAAGCCAGAAGAACCCATATGGTACTGGGGTTAAGAAGATAATCATGGCTGGTCGGAAGTCTCGACAGCAAAAGCGCATGGTTCAAGGCCGTGAGATCTCACATAAGCACTTTATGCGGAACTACAATCGCCAGTTCCTGAAGAGCTTTGCTATGGCGATGCGAACATCACACCAGCGATCAAGAGTAATCGACTCGTTCAACGAACGCCGTAAGTCCTAACGGCTATCCCACGAAGGTCAAAGGCTATCCAACGCAGCCCACGATCAGGCACAACCAGGCGGCTATCCCACGCAGCCACAAAAGCTATCCCATGAAGCTCAAAAGCTATCCCACGGAGAGCCAAAGGCTATCCCACGCAGGTCATTTACTATCCCACGCAGTACCACGGCTATCCCACGGAGTACCACGAAACCGCCATTGAGGGCGGTTGGTCGGGCCGGTCGGGTCTAAGCCTTTGATTTTGCTGGGTTTTTCCTAGTCGGTCGGGAGGCGGTCGGGAGGCGGTCGGGCGGTGCCTGAATGGGTGCGGATAATTCGGCAAAAAGGGGTGGTTGACGGGGTGAGGCGGGGTGTCTCGGTCGGGTTTCAGGGTGCGGGGTTTTGGGTGGTGCCTTTATAAGCGAAAAAAATAAACCGAAAGTGTAAAAAAGGGTGGCGCATGACTACAAAGTAGGATTAGAATGTATCCATCGGGCGGCGGGTGCCTCTCGGTGTTAACTAAAAAGGATACGAAAAAATGCAATACGCAATACTCTCTGCTACATGGTGCGCGATTACTGCGCTTCTTCTTATGGTCGCCATTGCTGGCGGTGCCACCATTTACGCTTTCACCTTCGCGGCCACCATATCCGCGCTCGCCGCCGCCGCTAGTTTTGGCGCGGCGCTGATAATCCGATTTTTGGGGGTGAAGTAATGCAAGAGCAAAAAACATGCGTCGAGTTGATCGGCAACCATTTAGCATCGCGCCTCAATGATTTGGATGAAATGGTGCCATTTTTGCGGGCTGAGGACATTGAGATCGGAGAGTTCGACGCGTTCAAAATAACGGCCCATGTCCGCATGTTGGATGAACGCTATAGCTATGACGTGCACGGCGATTTTGCCGGCGGCCATAGTGCGCGGGAGTTTATCGCAATGGAAATATGCGACGAAGTGGCTGACGTACACCGCGACAATCAGTTGGATGATTTTCATTCCTACGGGTTGTGCGCCGATGCTAAAAAGGACGATCACGGCGCTTATATCGAATGGCAACTATCATTCGGCGGGCCTGCCGATGGTTTCCGGTTTTACATTACGGCTGACGGGCAACCTCACCGAATCACCTATTACTATCACGATTGGTTCGACGGTGCCGAGCGGGTGCTGTCGGGTGATGATCTGGAATTATTGCGCGATGCTTTCGTGATGATGTTCGGAGACGATAGCTATGCCGCCGAATTCTGGGGCGATCAAATGGAGGGCCGCCACAATGGATAACAGAAAAACGGGAACGGCCTTCTGGCTCATGGATAATTTGCGTTACAACGGATACGAAATCATCCATACGGGCGGGGGTTGTACTGCGTTCTACAAACGATTCGGATCGTGTGAGGTGATGATTACCCAAGACGCGAGCCACGAAATCATCCCTGAATATATGTCGGACGTTGGGCTTGTGATTGGTGTCTATCCCGACGATTTGGAAGGCCAGCACCTATTCTATCTCAACCCCACCCATACCGATTGGGCGATAATTTACGACTCGGTCGAAAAGGCCGAAACCGCCGCGAAAGCCATTGATGGCATCGCGGCATTCCAGAAAATCGAATCATAGGAAAAACCAATGAATCAGAAAAACGAAAGTGTAGTTGTTCGGCTTCGTCCAATGGGTGAGATGCTGAAAAGGAAACAGCGGGAGCCGGTGATCGCTGGGCGTTCGCGTCGGGATTTTGCCGAGTCGGTAAGCGATGCGGCGGAAAGGGTACGCCAAGACAATGCGAAGGCGAGCCAAGAGAATGTGAGGGCGGGGGCTTGGGCTTTCGCCTCGGGTATGGCTTGGGCGTCGTTCGTTCTCATTGTCATCTACCAGTTAACGGGGGGTGCGGCGTGAAGTTGATCAAATCGCGCAAGGCGTACACTTGCGATAATTGCGGCGAAGGAATCGCCAAGGGTGACCGATACGCCAAGAAAACGAAGAGAATCGGTAGCAGTAAACCCGACACCATAGAGGCGCGGACAATGGATAACGGCGACCGATATCCCGTTATCGTGTCGCATGGTTTTAGCTATGCCGTCCAAATTTGCGAGGGGTGTGCTGTATGAGATACCGAAACGGATACCCCGCACCCTCGCCCGCGCTTATTGTGCGGCGCATGGATGACCTAGGACTCGACCACGCGCAGCTTGCCGCGCTGTTAGATGTCAACCGCTCCACCCTTGGCCATTGGCGCTCGGGCCGTCGGACGCCTCAGTATGTCCATGCTCGGGCATTGTTCGGCCCTATCGACCGGCTGGAATCGGTGCCCGCATGGGTGGGGGGTGAGGAATGAATCCGACTATCGTTTTGACAGACCGAGAGGCGACATTCCTTGAGCAATATTTGGAGACGGCATTCTGGGCTTCAGATATCGAGCCGCAAGAGATGGACGGCGATTGCTACCGAGAAGCGATTACTGACTGTCTAGCGTTCTATTCTCTGATTAAATGCTATCTGAATGACGATAACCGTTATCAGGCCGCGCATGATTTCTATTTATCACGCAATGGCCTCGGCTCGGGGTTTTGGGATAGGCCGAAAGCCTACAGCTACGTTATCGGCAACTATGCCGATAAATTCCAGAAAATCGCGGAGGCGTTCGGGCGCACCGATTACTACACTTCAACAGGGGAGGCGTTCAATTGAAAACCACACGACCACAACGCGAAGCAATAGCGCGCCTATATCGGCGCGTGA